CTAATGGACGCAGTAGATAATCGTCTACGTTCTTGATAACTGTTTTTGTACCACCTGCAGCAGCACCCATAAGCATAGAGATACCTGATGCAGTACGACCTACACCTGATATACCTGTCTGACCATGTGCAAATGAGGGAAAGCCTGTGCTTTCATCAGCTAACACACGTGCCTTATCAAATAACATCATATTTTCTTGTGACACATTAGGAAACTTAGTACCAAATATAGCTTGCCCCGGTGCGCCACCTTGTCTACGGAATATCTTGCCCGGATATAGTGACAAGTCTTGACCCGGCACAAGATTTGTTTCATCTACCTCTACAATCAAATTGCCAGACAATACCGCATTGTCAACAGCCATACGCATAAAGCCGTTCATTAGTGTCTGGGTATCGTCCATGTTCTCTGCAATACCTATACCAAAAAATGAATATGGGTTTAGTTCATACGGTGCAGCATGATATGGAATTTTGCTAGGCTTAAATGGATTAAGCACCATTCGGATAAGTTTATTGTTACATACCCAAATGTTCGCTTGCAACTCATCAAAATCTTGTAACTCATCTGGTATTTCTACACCTTGATCCAGAACCATTTCTGTATCAACCATACCCCAATACTCAAGGACTTCAAAACGGTCAATACCATGTTCAGGTGCATAGTCAGATAAATCATCTTCCCAATATTTTTTAGTGTAGTTTTCGCCAATCATAATACATTCGTCAATTACAGCATCACGAAAGTATGGGCGTTTCTTTAAGCTACGCAATTGTGAGCGTGACATTTTGTGTCTTTGTATTACAAACTGCGCTTCATCCATGTTATTCGCATCAGGGTCTGGATAAAAATCCCAACATGATACGTGTTCAACTTGTGGAACGGTTTTAAACATTGGGCTATATTCACCATCATCTCCCCAATTAGGATACTCTTTGTCTGTGGCAAACGGACCCTTCATAACACCTGTGCCAAATAATGCCATCTCAAACGCAGCGTTACGCAAATGTTTAGATGCACCTGACTCTTCTAGCTGATCATGTATTTTCTTCTGCATCTTCTTAGCTGCAATCATAGCAGGACTAAATGTAATTGCTGTAGGTGTTTTGCCCGGACCTTCTTTAAGTTTATCTTGTACAGGTTCTAGTTTGTTTTGTACTACACCTAACTTTTCTTGTAGCGTCTGTGCTGTAGCACCCGGTGGTAAATCATTACCATCTCCCGCAAAACCATACGGACTAGACATTTCTGTTTCATCGCGCAGTTCATCTGGCTCCTGTGGATCAAAGCTAACATCTTCTACCACACCCTCTGGTAATTCAGTAGGCTCTACAGATAAAGGAAAACGCTGGTTAGCAAACAGAACATCTACAATCTGTCCATAAGCTGCCAGCGTCTTTGTCTTTGTAACTTTAATAAATACGCGAGATTTTTCTGCCTCAGTAAACTGAACATCAGGTCCATACAAACCACGGTAGTTACGATATGCTCTTAGCCAACGCTCTTCATCTTGATAACGATAATCTTCTGATCGTGAGTATCGGTCCACAATAAATGGAATCATACCTGCTACATCGCTATCTTCCGTTACAGAATCATCTGTATCTTCTAATGCAATAGAATCATCTTCAATCATAATTTCATCTTCAGCCATGCTTACGTCCTTTTTAAAGTAGCCCTATTTGTTTTAGGGTTATACGTATATTGTGATTTAGGTTTACCCGATAATTTAGCGGCTCTATTTATTGCTCTTTGAGCAGCAGTCATATTACCTCGTCTTTTACCTTTTTCTGTTGCTTGGGCTGTTCCTATTTTTAAGGAACCTGCTTTTTGCAATTTACTTGTTGCAATAGCACGAGCAGCCTTTTCACTATATCCTTTTTCTTTTAGTTGAGAAACTAATCTGTTTAATATTTTTGGCATCTATTAATACCCAAAGATGCTATCTGCAACAGGCATACTGTTTCTTGGTCCGTGACCTGTATCAAAATCAAATACACTAAATCGTGGTCTGGACATTATACCATATCTCAACGCATCATACAAGTGGTCTTCACTATGCGTATCAATGTCTTCTGGATTTTTCTTGTCCAAAGGGATGGCTGGTAATTGTGATATTGTATTTGTGCAGCTATTAAAGAATACAAGTCTAGGCTCCTCTGTAAATTCATCTACTTGCAATCGTCTGTGTATTTCATTCTTACCTGCCACACGACTACCGCGACTTCTGTCTGATGGACGCCATCTACATCCTCTACCAATCATTTGCTCCGCAAGAGAAGGACCAGTATCGCCACGCTTGTGCCAAAGACTGCTATCCAAAACACCATACTTAATATTTCCATCTTCTGCTTCCAAATCTAAAATCATATCTGCCAAATCTGTGGCAAGGACTTTGCTGACGTATAATTCTCTATATATGATAAGCTGTTCATCAGGTGCAACAGCAAACCAAATAACCCCAGACTTACTACCGTAACCATAATCGCAAGCCCTAAACTTAACCCAATTGTGAGGTATATCAAAAGGCTCAACAACATGAATGTTACGGTCAAACTCAGTAAACGCCGCACCCTCTTTAATATCCCAATCTCCGTCAAGGAGTTGTCGTCTTTGCTGCTCTGGTAATGACAGAAGCATTGCTTCGTAGTCACCTGATTCGGATAGGTAAGGATTGTCAGTAAGTCTCGCTGGGATAAATCTCCGCTTGAACAGAGGCTTTCCTGCCTTTGCGTGTCCTGCAGGATATCGCAACACTTCGTTAGTTTCAATGTCTGTTGCATCAAAAGCCTTATTGTATGCAGCAGGGTCAATAAACATTTTCTTGACCCACCCATGACCTCTACCGCCGGGGTTAGTCGTAGCCCTCATAAAGATTGGCAAGTCTGGTGCAGTGGACCGTAGACGAGAACGCATGTAATTCCATGCATATGGTGTGGACCATTGTGTTAACTCATCAAACCCTATCCAGCTAAACGCCAGACCCTGATAACGCAAGACATCATCATCTCTATCCAGATATGACATCCACAACCTTGCGCCAGATGGTGCAGTCCACTGCATCTTTCTCTCTGACCACTTTATACCGGGCCAGATTTTTGGGTACAACTCCTGCGACTTAAATACAAGTTCTCTTAATTCTTCTGTTGTATGTCGCAAAAGCAATCCACTAAATGCAGGATGCCCCATGTAACGTAGTGGGTCTGACAGCATGGCATAACTTTTGCCACCACCAGCACTTCCCCCATATAATACTTCACGTTCTGCTGCAGCTAAGAAGTCAGTCTGTGGCCCATCGTTAGGTTTAAATAGTACGTTAGCATGTTCTGCTACAGAAGTATCATACTCTGTGGCTGCTACTTCCTCTATACTAACCGTTTGCTTTGGCTGCGCCTGTTCTTTCTTCTTGGAGTATCTTCGCTTTGGCGATTGCCGTTTCCGCATACTCTGCCCACTTGAGGAGGCTTTTAGCTTGGTTCTTACGCTGTCGCTCATTCAGTAACCGTTTCCTTAATCCTACGTGTGAGATAGACCTGCCTGTGTTTGTACTAAGCCAGTTAGCTACTTCACGATAACTATATTGATTTACGTGGCTACGTGCCTTCTCTAGTAAATCTAACTCTGTTGGTATTGGGTCAAGAATGTCGGGGTCTTCATCATTTAGTTTGTAACCAAAAGGTACAGTTCTAGCAATGCGAGGTATCTGCACCCACTCGTTTTCTTCTTTAATGTCTGTTGGCTGCGGTAGCTTCCACTTACCTATGCTTCTACTCATCGTCTTCCACAATAGCTTTAGGTGGCATAAGCATAACACCGCCTGATGCTTCTACTTGCATCTTCTCTGTCTTCACCAAACCTACACGGTCAAGCAGTTCTTTGGCAGCACCCATCTTATCACGTATGCCTAACTCTGTGGGGTCATACAACGCACCTGTCATCGCCATCGCCGCTTTCGGCGCATTACGTGCCATGTACATTTGAGTCGCCTCAAGTATCTCTTCTTTAAGACCTTTAACAATTTCTGCAGTACTAGAAGTGTCAGCATATCCCGCCAGTTTCTTTGCTTGCAACATGTCACCACCTGCTTCTTCAAACAGGACGTTAAGTAGTGCTTGTTGTTTTTCTGTAAGTTGTCTAGCCACTAAACTCTCCATGATGCATTGCGTGGGCTAATTTTGTACTACGCGATTTTACCTGAACTGCCCACCTGCTGTCAAGCATTTCTTTTGCTGCAGTTTGGTAGTCTTCGTTTTCAATAGCAGCCCACATTTTTTTAAATTTACACAGACGTGGCACACCCATATTAAATGCCATGTCCATGACTACAAGTTGACGTACAGCGTCTAGCTTGTTAACGCAAGGGTGCGCCCGAACAAGTTCTTCTTCGACTATCTGTACGTCATTCTGTGCTAGATACATAGCATCAGCTTCAGTAATACCCATTGTATGAACAATAGCCATATTAGGAATATCCATCCACTCCAGTTCTGCTGGTGTGATGCCACGATCTTCTAGGTTACGTCCAATACCAATAGTATCAATTCCTAGTGTATCTTTATATACTTGAAGGCGTAGACCTTCGTGTTTAATTAGTTTTTCAATAAAGTCTTCTCTACGATATTTCATTTCTCATGCCCCATCCACACCGCAAATGCACCTGTCATGGCCCCCGTGACTACACTCACTAGTGCTGCTTGCTGGCTTGTTGGG